GGTCAGGTACGCGGTGATGGTAGTTACCGTACGATATTTGGCCCGAGTGTGTTACACAATGGAGTTATACTTGAAAATAGTAACCACAATGTGCGTCTTGCGATGCGTCGGCTAACCGCTGTTCGCAACGGAGACCTTGCCGAGGATCTTCGCCTCTCACGCAATCAGATTGTGTTCTTCCACACACACAAACATGTGGTTGAAATGTTACGAAACAACTACGCAAAGTACTTTGACGATTACAAAGGAATGCTGGTTGAGGCGGAGGAACACCACGGAGATGTTCACCCAAAACGGGCGCTTCGCGTCCAAGCGTGGAACGCGCTGATGAAAGGTGATAGGCAACATTTCTGCGACCGATTATGGTTGCGAGATGTAACCTACAAGATGAAGAAACAAGAATGGGCGAAACCTGGTAGTGTGTCCAGGATGATTGGTGATCTCGGAGTCTCGGCAAGTTTGCAGGGCTTTAGGGTCACCAAACATCTCAAGGACGCAATGAGCGCAGAACCATTCCATTATGCCGGAGGAATTATTTATTTCTGCCAGAAACCGACATATGAGGACTTAACATATGTATTTTCTGAGTTGCTCCACCCATCCAAACGATTCTTCTTTTGTTACTTTTCAGACGACGCATGTTATGCCGTAAATACCAAGAACGGCGTATACCGCGCAAACCTCGATATATCCAACTGTGACGCGGGTCACGGTCCTGCGATTTTCGGGGCATATCCACACCTGGTTGAGGGCCTAGCGCGCGAGGATCTCAGCGTATTGGTCGAGCAGTGCAAGCTCCCAATTCGCGTTCACGACCTTGCCGAACCGAAAAGATACGTCAAATTGCTGCCTTTGTTGCCCAAGCTTTATAGCGGCAGCACCATCACGACGTCCCTCAACAACTTCGCTAACATAATGATAGCAGTAAGCATTGGCGAGTGTTGCGCCGATGACCAAGACTCAATTATTTCCGCTGCGGCGGCTGTGGGTTACACCTTAAAAGTGGACCCCGCAGATGTTTTCGAAGACATCCAATTTCTGAAACACTCACCCGTCCGAGACATCAATGGCATGTGGCGACCCCTTCTCAATCCCGGGGTATTGCTGCGTCTATCAGGTGTATCTAAAGGCGACCTCCCTGGCTCGGGAGACCTTCGGACACGGGGAAGGAAGTTTCAAAGTGCTCTACTTCAAGGCACCTACCCACTGGTACG